CTGCATTTACCTCGTTAATTACCATTTCTGTAACACTAGAAGATGTTGCATGATTAAATCTCATCTTTCCTGCACCAGGGTCGTCTGTAGTGTCTGCAGAAATACTTGTATCAAAATCCCAATTTGAAGAATGTCCTCCATATCCACCTTGATCTCCAGTCTCACCGGTAGGACCAGTAGGACCGGTAACAGTAGAATCAGCACCAGTAGGACCAGTAGGACCAGTAATAGAAGAACCAGCTGTTCCAGTAGGACCAGTAGGACCAGTAATAGAAGAACCAGCTGTTCCAGTAGGTCCGGTAGGACCGGTAATAGAAGAACCAGCAGTTCCAGTAGGACCGGTAGGTCCAGTAATAGAAGAACCAGCAGTACCAGTAGGACCGGTAGGTCCGGTTATAGAAGAACCAGTAGGACCAGTAGGACCGGTAACAGTAGAATCAGCGCCAGCTGCACCAGTAGGACCAATCTCTACAAATAAATCCCAATATGTTTCCCAAGTTGCACCTACACCAGGCTCGTCATCAGTATCACCAGATGTATGAGCAGAAATACATATATATCCAGAACCATCATTTTCAACAGTATCATCTACAGTATAAACAGTTGCAGTAGCCCATGCTCCTTCCCAAGTATATTCTCTACCAGTTGAACCAGTAGGACCTGTAGGTCCGGTAACTGTAGAATCAGCACCAGTAGGACCAGTAGGTCCAGTTATAGAAGAACCAGCTGTACCAGTAGGTCCAGTAGGACCGGTTATAGAAGAACCAGCTGTACCAGTAGGTCCGGTAGGTCCAGTAATAGTAGAATCAGCACCGGTAGGTCCAGTAGGCCCAGTAACAGTTGAATCAGCGCCAGTTGGACCAGTAGGGCCAGTTGGACCAGCAACAGTAGAATCAGCTCCAGTTTCACCAGTAGGACCAGTAGGCCCAGCAACAGTAGAATCAGCTCCAGTTTCACCAGTAGGACCAGTAGGCCCAGTAACAGTAGAGTCAGCTCCAGTTGGACCTGTAGGTCCAGTAACAGTAGAATCAGCTCCAGTAGGACCAGTAGGCCCAGTTATAGAAGAACCAGCAGCTCCAGTAGGACCAGTAGGCCCAGTTATAGAAGAACCAGCTGAACCAGTAGGACCGGTCGGTCCGGTAACAGTAGAATCAGCTCCAGTAGGACCAGTAGGCCCAGTTATTGAAGCTCCAGTTTCACCAGTTGGACCAGTCGGTCCGGTAACAGTAGAATCAGCACCAGTAGGCCCAGTAGGTCCAGTAACTGTAGAATCAGCACCAGTAGGTCCAGTAGGACCAGTAACAGTAGAATCAGCACCGGTAGGACCGGTAGGACCGGTAGGACCAGTAACAGTAGAATCAGCTCCAGTTGGACCAGTAGGACCGGTAGGACCAGTAATTGAAGAACCAGTAGGACCAGTAGGACCAGTAACTGTACTATCTGCACCAGTAGAACCGGTAGGCCCAGTAGGTCCAGTAACTGTACTATCTGCACCAGTAGGTCCGGTAGGCCCAGTAACAGTTGAATCAGCGCCACTAGGACCGGTAGGTCCAGTAGGTCCAGTAACAGTAGAATCTGCACCACTAGGACCAGTAGGTCCGGTAACAGTTGAATCAGCGCCACTAGGACCAGTAGGTCCGGTAGGTCCAGTAACAGTAGAATCTGCACCACTAGGACCAGTAGGTCCAGTAGGTCCAGTAACAGTAGAATCAGCTCCACTAGGACCAGTAGGTCCAGTTATTGAATCACCACTTGGACCAGTAGGACCGGTAGGACCAGTAACAGTAGAATCAGATCCACTTGGACCAGTAGGACCAGTTATTGAGTCTCCAGAAGGACCAGTAGGTCCGGTAGGTCCAGTAACAGTAGAATCTGCACCACTTGGACCAGTAGGACCAGTTATTGAGTCTCCAGAAGGACCAGTAGGGCCGGTAGGACCGGTAACAGTAGAATCAGCTCCACTAGGACCGGTAGGACCGGTAGGTCCGGTAGGTCCAGTAATATCTATAGCTGCTAAGTCATCCCACATCTTGGCTGTAGCACCCCACATTACTTCATAACCCACAATAATAGTCTTGGCTGTAGTACCCTCTTGTTCACGAGTAAATGTAAATGTGTCTGTAGCCTTGGCAGTAAACCTAACAATTTCTGCGTTTCCAGAATATGGTCTTTGACCTTCAGGAAATAGAACAACATTATACTCCCCTACTACTGCAGGGTCGTCAAATCTTGCTCCATGTCCAGTTGCCACAGTCAATGTAGTTCCAGTCAAGGCAGGAGAAGGTGCAGTCGCTACTGTTGAAAATGCAAAGTTTTTTGTTGGATCTAATGCCATAAGTTTATTTCCTAATTTATAAAAAAATACCGTCAGTACATGATGAGAGAATAACTCCCACCATATAAAGACGGTATTTCCGTTCTATATACTATTTTAGCACTCTTTTAATCTCTTTTTAAGTTCCTTTAAATAATATTCACCAACCTTCTCACTATCTCCGAAAGCTATAAGTCTTGCATCAAACTGTTTTCTCCTCTCTACAGCGTTGGCATCCTTTCCCTTAACTAGCTTCTTACACTTCGTATACCAAAGAACATTAATCTGATTTCTGATAATATCTGCAGAAATTCCATTATGTAAGTCCTGAAGTATTTCTTTCCTGGTCATTACACTCATATAAATAAAAATAATAATTTAATTATCGTAACCATCATTATCATCTGTTTCCGGTAATGCAACCTCTAATCCATAGTCCTTATTAGTACCTCGTAGTTGTTTTACTGCTGCATCTAAATTGGCATGATATATCATTTCTCTATCAGTTAATGGCAAAGGTTTATCATGAGAACTCTTCCATTCTATTACACAAGCGTCTAACCATAAGTCATGAAATGCTTGTGGTATTGCTGCTCCTGTACTGGAAGGTACTGATAGATCAGTAGTACTTGTCAAATCTGTTACATCTGCTGGATATACGAATCCAAACAGTTTAATTCCATCTGTTACCTCTGCACTAATTGTTCCTGTATATATCCAAATAGAACCTCTAAACAGGTCGTAATAACATTCATCTTCATTATTTGAGAAATTATTGAGTATTGTAGTCTCATCTGTAGTCTTACTATACATATTATAATCAAAAGCTCTGAAGCGTACCCAATTAGTACCATCTGGCTTCGCCTCTACCCCCTTAATCTGCTCTAACCAGTCATTTGGTAATGGATACTCTCTTAGTGTGAAATCAGCTGTGGAGGTGGCCTTAAGGTTGTCTACTTCAAATGTACCAAAGTAATCTTCATCAGCACTCTCAACTGCCTTAGCTATCTCTATCTTCTTCCTATTCATTAAATCCTTAAGATTAGTGTCTGTGAAGATTGTAGAATCAGTACGAGTTCTTGCTCTAAACCCTACTGCGAATTTTACAGGTGTCATATATCGTTTATTTTAAATTTATTCTTACGATAATATATTTTTTACTTCATCCGATCTGTTGGAAAGGCTCTTATTTCCAGCCCTAACTTCAGCCTCTACAGAACCCTTAAGCAAAATTGCCATAGACTTAGGAATCTCTATATACACTCCCTTTGGATATGCAAATGCTTGTCCATTAATCTTGGCTTCCATAACTGCACTCTTACTCTCTGAATCTGTCTTTGGAATAATAAAGGTTACTCTATCTTCTTGGGAAAGTTGTTTAACAAGTGGCTTGTTGTTTAAAGATCCATGAATATATTGTGTAATCCATTTTGTAGACTCTTCAAAAGAAACTTCTTCTACCACAACTGGCTCTACTACTTCTACTACTTCCGGTTTACAAACCTTCTTATGCTTTGTAAGACCTCCCTTTGATTTAAATCCTTTACCACATATCTCGCATACAAAAGGAGTTTCCACTACCTTTTTAACTGCTTTCTTGTCCTTAACAGAGGACTTTACAACTCCCACATTCTCTGGAGTTATTCTTTCTTGAGTATTACTCATATTATATAAAAAATAATAAATTATATATCTGTCTTATTATAGCAAAAAAAAGAGAGGAAGGATAAACCCTCCCCTCTAATTAACTAAGTTAGCCTTTTATTGACTATCTAAGTTTAGCTCTGCACTCCGACACCTGAAGCTGCGAAGCTAGGTGTTGCACCTGACACAAAGATTCCAACTGCGGCCTCTGCCATTACAGTATGATCTGCTGATGCACAATCCACTAAGTGAACTGTTCCATCTGTCTGAGCTGCACCAAATCCAACTGCGTGAGCTGGAGTTGCTGCTCCTAGAGCATTGCTTAAGAACACACTATCTTTTACAAGTAGCATCCTCTCAACATCTGTAGCATTTGCTCCATAGATTCTAACTGCCTCCGTACCGGCTGCTTTAACAAGGAATAAACATCCCTGAATGACATTGTCTCTACACACTTTTCCTGAAACAATACCTTCTGTTACAAGCATATTTGGTCTTATCTTATTGTCTGCGACAATATTGACAAGAGATCCAAATGTACAGTTAATCCATTGAGCTGAATCACCATTATTGGCAACTTCTGCTGCTGCTGTCTCGTCTAAGTCGGTTGATTTATAGAACTCACAACCTTCGTAAATAGCATACTCTCCTGCTTCAACAACACTATAAAGACTTTCATCTTTAGTATTTGCTGAGTCAAACTTAATACCGGAGAATGTATTACCAACTCCTGTATTTTGCATGACAGCAATATCTGCTGCTAGCGTTGTTACACCCATTGTAACCCTACTTCTTGCACCTATCCCAATGGATCCAGGTCTGAAGCCTCCAGAAACAAAGTGAACTCTGCTCTTGGTTACACTAAGCATTTTCGTAACTGCATGTGCTGCGTAGGCACTCAAGATAAGAAAATCATCTTGTCCTGATGTCATAGCGTCATATCCAGCTTGAAGAGTTGCGAAAGGCCTATCATAGGTCTTTCCATCATAAGTATCATCACCAGTTGTAGGATTTACAAAGTAAATATCCCCAAAGGTGAAGAAGCCTAACTTCTGTAAGTAACTCATAAGGTTCTGATTAAATAAACCAGCCTTTTGTAATATTGTACTCATATTTTTGCTTTTTTCAATTTAAATAATTGGGTAGTTTGCGTCTACTATTCGTTTAGGTTGAGTAATAAAGGACCTAACACCTTCTATAAGGAACTCTATACCATTGCACTCTCTATTCTTATCATGAATAGCTGTTGAAGAATCCTAGACACAAATGATGCCTTCCATCCTGAAGTACTTCTTTGATTCAATGGATCTGCCGTACCTGATGAACCTAAAGGCTTCACTATATTCTTAAGTGATTCTCCTGCAATTCTTGTGATACCATAAGCGTCTCTTCCAAGAATTAAAGTTGCATATACATCTATTGCACCTGCACCACCATCATCAAATACTTTAGCATTTGTAGTTTCTACAAATCTAATTTCTTTATATTTTCCGATTTCTCCAGGCATTACATTTGCCTTTGAAGCATAATCTTCAATAGGAACGAAACCTGTAAGGGTTGTAAGTGTATAAGATATATTAGGATGAACTATACCGACAAAACATGAATCCACAGGTGCTGTAGCATAAGCTACATTAGGAGATACCATTTCTGTTATCTTCTTTGCATTTTCCAACTTCAAGTCTCTTATTGCCTTATTAAGGTCTACTATAGATATTACATCTAAAGCTGCGACTGATAGTCTTGCTGCGTTTGTTTGAGGACTGGCTACATCTGAGTACTGGACTGCAGTACCGGCTGTAATAACATTCCTACAAAGTATGTCTAAAGTATCTCCTGCTTGTTCTCCAAGAATTTCTGCTGACTCAACTAAAATTGGGTCTAGTGTTGTAACTTGAAGGAAGTCTGAAAAGCTCAAATAATCTCCATACTGGGCCACAGTTGCTGTGATATCAGTAATCGTAAGTGAACTTCCATCTGGTGTAAGACTCTCTGTTAAAGGAGTCGTTGCAGCCACAAGAGAACTATACTTTCTAAACTTAATCACATTGGTCATATTCTTAGGGATGTCCCTAACCTGACCATACCTAATGTGAACAAGTCGTGGTAATGCTCTTTCCAAAAGTACTCTGTCATAAAAGTTATTTATGGCATGAGGAACTGTTGCTATTGTTTCCATCTTTTTTACCTTGTTGAATTTAAATAATAATGAACATAATACAAAAAATACCCACTCGTAGACGCACAGTTAGTGCGAGTACTTGTAGGTATTTCCTTTCATGTATCTGTCTAATTTTAACACTTTGTAAAAACTGTTACAAGATACTATCTATTTCGCTTAACTTTATCAATAGTCTCTTTAAATTTGCCTGGAGTCATACCCCATGCATCTGCAAACTTGCCTGAACCTTCTTTAGCTCTTGCTGTACTTCCAGCCGATACACTATCTCGTGATTCTTTGGAAGCTTTCCTCTCTTCCTCTGCTCCCTTTGCCATCATATCTCTTGGATCTACTGCCAATCTTGCAATGGCTTCTGCTTTCAATCCTTTGGCCTTTGGAGATTGTGCATACTCTCTTATCTTCTCTGCATATGGTCTATATACTTGGTTTACATCATCTGCAAGAAATGTATTGACCTTTATATCCACCTTTAATCCCTGGACCTCATTTATAATATCCTTGTTCTCATCTTGAACAACTGCTTGCATAACTTTCCTATCATCATCATCTATATCAACATCCTTTCCTGTAATTGGTTTCTTTTCTTCCTCCTCTTCAAAAGGAGCAAAGTCTTTTTCTTCAACTGGTGCAGTAGTTTCTTCTTTCTTTTCCTCAACAACATCCCCTTCTGTAGGGGTAACATCCTGTTGATTCTCTACTGGTAAATTAGTTGTCTCTTCCATTCTCGGTAATTCCGATAAATTTAATTATATATTATTATATCATTATTCGTATGGATCTCCCACATTCTCTTCTATATCACTTGTAACATTCTCCAAATCATTGATATACACGCTTGGAATCTTTAAGAGTCTTTGTAGTAATACCTTCTTTATTCTCAATTCTTCTATCTCACCATCTTTGAAAGGCTTGTCTATATTATCCAATTCAATTTGATAATCTTCCACCCAAGTTTCAAGGACTGCAAGAATAAACTTCCAACCAGTGGACCTCTGTAAGTTACGCAGATCCTCCTGCATTTGTTTCTTTCCCTTATCAGTCTCTAAAATCTTGACTAGATTTTCTTTATTAAGCTCTAATCTGTTCAACTTTATTCTGTGATAATTTAGCTTCATCTGATGCATTTGCATTTCTTTGTCCTGTTACTGGCCTTCCTGATACTGAACCCTCATCTCCAGGCTGACTTCCCATTTCTCCTTCTGCTGTGCCTTGCTCCTCTTCATAGAAGTCTGGATTCTGTTGTTGTACTAACATGGCCTGTTTATGTGTCTCTATATGAGCAATGGTAGCCTTTGTAGCATTGGCCTTGTTGTGTATCTGTATATGTACAATATGATTATCTGTACCCTTTACTGGAACTGGCTCATCCTCATTAAGCATAATGTTTTGATTCTCTGCAATCATTTCATCTAATGTTGGTGGGAAGAAATCGTTTATTTCATCCTCATTCATACCTGAAAGTTGTGCCAAATGCTTCTCGGCCCATCTCCTATCTGCTGTTGGATCTTCTCCTGCTACTTGGAGTACTTGCATAAATTGTCCTGACTTTCTCATATTGGCTGCATCAGTAAGAATTTTACTCTCTATCCTTATATCTGGGTCTACCTTAGTTATGATATTCTCTCTTGTCAATTTCCTAAACTCTCCATTCTTCAGTCCTGCAAGCCTTATAGACTTCTCTGATATACCTTCTTTGAAGTGTCTCTTATATAGCATATACCATTGTCTCCAATAGTCCTTATCTCCACTCATAACATTTTTAACAATGAGCTGATATCTGGTATCCACTCTCTGTGCTACAAGATTGAGTTCTCCAAGTGTTCTCTGTTCTTTACTTACAACTCCCTGTTGTATCTCCGGTGTTGCAGTAGCTCTTTGTGCTGCACCATCCATCATCTCCATCATATAGCTATAGAAGTTCATGTCTGGACTATCTTTCCTAACTGTATCCAATGCTCCAACAATACCACCTGTTGCAGGTATATGCTTGTTTAATCCAAACTTTAGGTCTGCCTTGTTTCGTATCTTGTCTGGATCATACACAAATCTAGGATATACCTGTGCTTGCAAAGCCTTGATACCCAAGTTCTGTATGACACTTCTCTTTCTCTGCTTATCTTCAGTCATATCCGGTACACTTACACCTCTGAATTGGTGTGCAATAGGCCAGCAATGCTTGGAAGTAAGACCCCAATTATCATCCTTAATCTCTTGTATTCTACCTATTAACTTTCTTTCATTGAATAACTCCACTCTTATCTTCATTCCATCAAAATTGGTTCTCCAAAGTAATCCCTTATATTGATTATTCTCTCCTAAGTCCTCTTCCTGATCCTTTGTATTGGCCTGTCCTCCCTGTAATTCCTGTCGTGCTTCAACTGCTTGTGATACTCTGTCATGTCTTTCTGCACCCTGTCTTATATCATCTATATTCCTATACACTCCCAACTCTTCCATTCGTGGCTTAGTTATAAGAAATTCATTACCATTAAATCTCATCTGTTCGTCTCCAGGTTTAAATGTAGCACCTTGAGGGTCATACAAGAATGTTGCTGGATCTACCAACTTGTGTACTGGCAACATCTTCTCTCTATCAAACTCTACAAGCTCTACTATTCCATAAGAATAAAAGAACATATCCCACAACATTTGATTATCCATTGCTGCTTTCTCCATTGCTGAATAATCATACTGACATAACATATTGATATTCTCTGCCTGTTTTATATCTCCAGACTCTACTGGCAACCATTTGATTGTCAATCTATCATCATAGGTAGCTGCATGTAAGGTGGACATAGTTGTAAATAGAAGAGGGTCTCCAATAGCTTTGGGGTCTCTCTTCTGATTGTTGTATAGCTTCATGTTGAGCAAGTCCTTTTTAAATATAGGCTCGCTAAACGCTTTGGCTATTCGGTATTCATTCTCTATCTGTCTTAGGAGTTTCTCTTCATCCGATACTTTAATGTAATTATTATCTTTATCTTCTTTCTTATTACTTCCTTTAACTTCAGTTTCTTCTTTTTCAGGTTTAGTCTCTTGAGGTTTACTATTATTTTTTATCTCTTCCTTCTCCAAGAGAGATTCTTTCTTTACCGGCATATTGTCTCAAACTTAACTTAGATAGTATATCACTCACCGATTTATCAGATATATCTATTCCTGGTGGAATTGCTATTGCATCCTTTAAATCCAGTCCAGACTTTTCATCTAATATCTCTGTACCACCTTTAATAATCTGATAAGGTTTTCCCTCTCTCTTCTTAATGGTCATCTCTCCATAATCAAACTCTCTTAGCTTTAAAAGTACTGCTGCTTCAAGAGTCGTTACTGTAACTAAGACCTTGTGAATTTCTCTTAGTTCTTCCATATCATCAGTATAACATTTAAATTAGCTTAATTGAACGGATCGTCATCAATATCTATTTCACTCTGGTCAATGGACCTCTCTACAATACTCCTCTGTCTCTCTTGAAATCGTGCATTATCAAGGAATACTCTTCCCAATGCTTCCATGAAATGGTCATCCTTATCCTGTGGAGTTCCACTCTTCTTATGTCTTTCTTGACTCTTGCCTGCATACTCCTGCCATTGCCAATGTTGTGTCTCCCATATGGTTCTGGAGCAATGATTGAAGTAATACATCCCTGGTGGCCTTATCATATCTATTCCCTGTAACTGATAATTGAGTGCGTTTTGTATCATACCAACTCCATCCATCCTTCTCTTACTTGCCGGTACATATGTGAGTCCAAAGGTTACAGACAATAACTTGGCGAATGATAGATTGGTCCTCTTGTCCTCAATGAATCCCAATGGATCTAGTACACGACTGACTATTCTATACTTGGCATCTATTGACTTAATTCGTGCTACAAGCTCCTCTGTTGGTGCGTCTGACCATAGCTCATCCACTACATACTTAGTACCTTTCCTGTCTACTGCTACCCATATGATGGCCTCATTCTCTCTTGGATGTGTATCCCAGGACTGATAGACTACATAATCATTCCTATTCAATTCAAATGGCTTAATCACATGTATATCAGGCGTGAAGTCCTTGAAGATGAGTCCTGTC